TTGCTAAAATATATTAATTACTAATTGCTAAAATATATTAATTACTAATTGCTAAAATATATTAATTACTAATTGCTAAAATATATTAATTACTAATTAATAAAATATACTAATTGATAATTGCTAAAATATATTAATTACTAATTGATAATTAATAAAATATACTAATTAATAAAATATACTAATTAATAATTAATAAAATATACTAATTAATAAAAAATATACTTAAAATAGAAACTGTATGATATGATATACTATACTAATATGTCTACTTATGAGCATCGTTTGAATGGTGATGGAACAATTAATTCTAAATACATTGATTTATTAGATGAAGATAAATCTGTTGCCGGACAAAAATTTTCGTGTATCTCTTTTATTTCTCCGGAAAACATAATTAAGAAACGCGAATTATATGAATTTGAACAATTCCTAAAGCAATGGGATATGAATAAATCCTTAGAAAAATTTAATCATTTTATGAGTTTTTTGTCATATAAATATAATTTAAAAATGGTTGATTTGACAACAGATTTACAAGAATTTTGTAAAGAGGAAAAGGATAATTTATTTATGACTTCATTAGAAGATGATTATAAAACATTTCTTGATACAAATGAAGAACGGATTAATGATGATTTTAAGAAACAGCACAATTTTCAAACTAATGTAAGAGGTATTAAAATTCGCGGCAGTTATCCTACCCAACAAGAAGCCGAACTTCGTTGTAAAATGTTGCGTGAAGTTGATCCTAACCATGATGTTTATGTTGGTCCAGTAGGAACTTGGATTCCATTTCATCCAGAGGCATATAAAACCGGTCGCGTTGAATACTTGGAAGATGAATTAAATGAAATTATGAATGAAAAAGAAAAGAATGAGAAGACTGCCAAAGTTGAGTTTGAAAAGCGTGTACGTGAAAGCAAAGAGAAATCTATGGAAGAAAATAAAAAGAAAGCATTAGAAAGTGGTAATGTTCTTACTCAAACTTTGAATGAACACGGTGATTTGGTTAGTGTAAAAAATATGGATACAAATGATAAAAATAGTAATGTTACCATTGAAGAAATTCAAAAACAATTATTTGAGAGTGACAATATTGTAATGAATACAATTTAAATACACGTCAATCAATGAAGATAACTATTTTAAATTTAATTAAATAAATAATAAAATTAATTCAAAATTATTATTTATTTAGATAATATATAATTATATAATGTATAATTATATAATATATAATTATACATTATGATTTGTTCATTTGAAACGTGTAATAAAAAAATTTCTCTTTCTATATCACTTATTGGAAAATGTAAATGTGAAAAAATATTTTGTGTAAAACACCGTCATTCGGAACAACATTTTTGTGACTATAACTATAAAAATGAAATTAACAAAGAGGATATTATAGAAAATAATAAATGTTTTAATCAAAAAATATATATTATATAAGATTTTATAAATATAATTTACCATTTCGATTTTTTAACACTAATTTTAGGTCCTTGACCGCGTTTTTTTACATTTTGCGGGTCATAAGTATCTCCTTCATCATCGTCAGAATTAAAATCCTTGGATAATTCCCAAAATTCTTTTGATCCTAATTTAAAAGGTCCGTGTGATTCTGCTTTGTACCAAAAAATTTGATCATGTAATTTATTCGATTTCGAATTATTATTAATAACTAAGCATTCGTAATTTTCTGTGCATTGATCCATAACTTGACAAAATGATTCAAATGTAGGAAACATGCCAGCATAATTTTCCCAAATTCTTTTTCTATTCGCAATATATGGTTCTCTTAATATAAAAACATAATCAATATTTGTTCTTAAATTTGGAGGAATACCAAGCGGATATTGCATAGTAATAATTAACATAATTTTCCAATGACGACCATTCATAAAAAGTAATCTCATTAATTTATCCTTTGTCCAAGAAGCATCATACAAACAATCATCTAATATAACAAATGCCCTTGGGTCAATATTACTTTTTTTATAATTTTCAAATTCTTTTTTTACTTGCTTCAAAACGGTTTTTTGACGTTTTAAAATATTTTCTATAATTGCGGTATTATATTCATCATGAATAAATAGTTTTGGTATATGTTGAGCATAAAACCCATTTCCTGCTTCTGTGCCTGATATCACTGTTCCGATAGGAATATCTTGATGATAAAACAATAAATCCTGAACTAAATAACTTTTACCTGTATCACGCCGTCCAATCAATACAATGACAGGACCTTTATTTTCACTTGGTTTAAAACTAATATCACGCATATTAAATTTTCTTAGTTCTAAAGTCATATTAAATATTATAAATAAATTCTAATCTAATATTTTTTTATATAATAATACATTATTTTAACCGCATATTTATTTTAATCGCATATTTATTTAACAATAATACTCAATAACAATAACACTATAGATAATAATATTAATATTGTTATTAATATAAATAATATAAATAATATAAATAATATAAATAATATAAATAAATTATGAGTTAAAAAAATATATAATTTATATTTAGAAGAACTATGATGTTTTCTTATAAAAAAAAAGATAATTCTGTGTTATTTAATAATTTTGAAAACTCAGAACTAACAAATATAACTAATCCGCAAAATTATAATCCTATTTATAATAATTTTTTTTCACTAAATGAAACCAATTTTAATAGTATTAATTTAGACCATCATTTCTCTCTTTATAGTATTAATACTACTGAATCTAATAATAAATTTAAGGCAACCGTTACTGATTGTGATATGAAAAAACATAATAAAGATATATTTATTAAATATTGTCCTTTGCTTGATCCAGTGAAATATATGATTGGGAAATATGAGATTTACAATAATGAATTATTTTCTCTACCCACTTTTAATAATATAAATAATATTAATAATATAAATAATATAAATGAAAAAATGAATGATCCAAATAATCATGCATATGTAGATGGGTTTTTTAGTTATTTAACCAGTAAATTGTTACATCAACATAATTTTATTCATGGATTAGATTTTTATGGTTCCTTTCTTGGAATTAAAAATAATTTTGAAGTAAATATTTTTGATGAAACCGAATATATGTTAGATTCTACATTTTTTCAAAAACATAATAATGTTTTATTTAACGTAGATACAGATTTAATAAATAATAGCAATTCTTATACTCGTAATCATAAGAAAAAATTATATTTTATAGATAATAATGATACTGGTAATAATGGTAATAATGATAAAATAATATTAGAATTATCTGATATAAAAGATATTTCACATTTAGATTCTATTTTCTCTCTATCATCGTATTCTCAGAATACATTATCATCCAACATTAATGGTGAATTAATTTATGAACAATCCAAAAATATGTCAGATGAACAATCCAAAAATATGTCAGATGAACAATCCAAAAATATGTCAGATGAACAATCCAAAAATATGTCAGATGAACAATCCAAAAATATATCGTGTGATTCTGGGTCAACATGTTCATCTAGATCATCAACTACTAATAGTGAAAACAGTGATAATGAAAACAGTCATGGTGAAAACAGTGATGGTGAAAAAAGTGATGATGAAAACAGTCATAGTGAAAACAGTAACAGTGAAAACAGTGATGGTGAAAATGATGAATTATTCGCAACAATTAATAAATTTCCAGTTCATGCTATTGCTCTTGAACAATGCGAAAATACACTTGATTCATTAATGATGAATCATGAATTAAGTCCACATGAATGGGATTCTATTATAATCCAACTATTAATGTCACTTATAACATTTCAAGAAAAGTTTAATTTAACTCATAATGATTTACATACAAACAATGTTATGTATAATAAAACTCATTTAGAATACCTTTATTATAAATTAGATGGAAAATATTATAAAGTCCCAACTTATGGTCGTATATTTAAAATCATTGATTTTGGAAGAGCAATATATAAATTCAGAGGAAAAATAATATGTAGTGATAGTTTTCATAAAAAAGGCGACGCAGCAACACAATATAATTGTGAACCTTATTTTAATGATAAAAAACCAAGATTAGAACCGAATTATAGTTTTGATTTATGTCGTTTAGGTTGTTCATTATTTGATTATATAATGGACGAAGAAGATTGCGATGATGAAAATTGTGATAATATTAAAACACCTATATTCAAAATTATAGCGAATTGGTGCAAAGATGATAAAGGTAGAAATATTATGTATAAGTCAAACGGCGAAGAGAGATATCCTGATTTTAAATTATATAAAATGATCGCACGAACAGTTCATACTCATGTTCCGTCAAAAGTATTAGAACATCCCTATTTTGATAAATATATTGTAAATAAAAAGAAAATTAAAAATAATAATAAATCAACACACGTAATGGATATTAATGAAATACCATCATTTATAAAGTGTGAGTGATTATAATAATTATATATATTTATTAAATATAATTATTAAATAAATGACTTTGTTATTTTAAAAATTGGGAGCATCTACAAAAGCGTGTGTAACCTGAATTGATAATTCTTTTGGTATTATTTGTTCAATAATAAAAAACCCAATAATTACACTAATAAATACAAAAATAGTATCTTTTACCAATTCTTTTAAAGGTTTATTTTCTTTTAAAAAAACACGCATCTCAGCAAATTTAACTAATATATATATAAAAGAAATAATACCAGCATTAATAAATAAATTTTCCATTCAAAAATACAACTATATAATTATATAATTAATATTGAAAATATAAATAAACGCAAATTATTTACTTATAATTTATATTTTAATAATTAATAAAGAATTTCAACATCATCTAAAATAGGCGGATCATTCAGAGTAAATGATTTATTTAAATCATTTACATCAGAAAAATCTAACGAAATATTTCCACCAATCTTTAATTTATTATCTTCATCATTTGTGTCATTATCTCCACCATACATATTATCTTTATTATTGGATGAAATTTGTTCTAACCGTTCAATTGTTTTTGGAGCGTCTACATTTGACTCATTGCCGTCTACATCCATCATGTTATCAACATTTGAAAAACGTATTTTATCAGGTACATCGTGCACTGAATTATTAAATTTCGTATCTTGATTTACATAAGAAGATGTTGTATCTGTTATTTTAGAAGATTCAAATACTGATTCTTTTTCCAATTCTTTTTCCAATTCTTTTTTATGTATTTTTAAATTATCATTTGTTCTATTGATATTATTATTATTTCTCTCTTCATCGGATATCGGTATATTAGATTCTTCTATAACTTCTTTTATTTCAACATCTTCCTCTGTTGTTTCGTCTATATAAGAACGTAAAATATTTTCAATCGGAATGCTGTCTCTGACAGTATCTAATATACATTCTTTAATAACACATTCTAATTCCCTATTTCTTTTTTGGATTTCTAATGGCACTATATTTTTTTCAAATAAATAAATCATTGTGTATATTTTTCGTGCGACATTTATATAGATATTATGAATAAATTTATCAATAGAAGGAATATCAATATCTATTTTCTTTTGTTTTTGACCAACACGAACACATGTAAGCGCTTTTAAATGAATTATATGAACACACGTTATTAATTCTTCTAAATACCCACAACCAGTCGTTTCACAAATTCGTATTTTTTCAATTTCTATTATTGACGTGTTCCATTTAGGTATACGTGTTAAAAATGTCTGAAATGTCATTAAATATTTATCTTTTTGTGTATTTTCTTCACATAATTTCCATGCTTCATTAAAAATAGATTTAAGACCTTCTTTAACTGCTGGTGTAAGTGTATTTACTAATCGCGCACACCATTCATTCTTTGAATCACTTAAACTAGAAACGGAATAATCGTCCATTTACATAAATGATATATTTTCTAAATTCACTTCTGAACTTAAAAATAAAAATTTTAATATAAAAAACATTAATAATTTTTCATTTCTAAATTCAGATTTTATTTTATGAATTGTTAAAAGTATTTGATATTTATATTTTTCATTATTACATATAGAATTATCGGAACATTTAAATTGGTCAATATAAGTAGTTAAATCATTTCCACTATACCCTTTTTCATATAATCGGTTAGAAAGTCTCATTAATTCTGTATAAGTTGTATTTTTATCATATTTTTCCATTTCTTTTTTTAACCGTATTAATCGTTTTTTTTCATAATTTTTTACATCAAACATATTATCTACCGCATGTTCATAAAGGTTAATTGTTTTATTTTTTATAAAAACATCTGATATGTAAATATCACATAATCTCGATAAAATAGGTTTTAATAATTTATATTTATCCTCTACTATAATAAAAAATCGGGTAGTTGTAGTAAAAAGTTCAATACAACGTCGTAACGCTGATTGTGCATCAATTGTAAGTTTATCGGCATTTGAAAGAATAATTGTTTTAAAATGTTTTTTTTCATTAATAATTATATTTGTATTGGTTTTTGCAAAAAATTTTAATTCTTCACGAATAAATTTTATACCTTTTCCATGCCCGCAATCAACATACATAACATATTTTTTTATTAATTCATTATCTTGATTATAAATATTGTTAATAAATGAATTTACAATTGTTCTTTTACCACTTCCATAATTTCCGTGAAATACTATATTAGGTATTTTATCTGTCTCTATGAAATGAGATAATTTATCTTTAATTTCTTGATGTATAGTTAACATGTAATTAATTAATTATATTATTATTATAAATTAATTAATTTTATATTATTATTAATGTTATATTATTATTATTATTAATAACTTATCATCTAACCATTATAATTTTTATTAATTGCCATTAATTTTTTATATCTAATTCTATCTGATCCAAGTGGTACATGTGTTTTTTTACAATTGTTGTCAAACTGATTCATAGGAGAACATCCGATTGTTTTGGTAGAAACAAAAGAATTGCGTATTAGAATTTGCCTTGTAGAAGAACGTTCATTGCCGCCTTCTGTTGTAGATTGTTTTTTACCTCCTAAAAAAGACATTGTTATTATATATTATAAATATAAAAAATTTTTAATTGTTATATTAAATTGTTATTCTAAATTGTTATATTAAATTGTTATTCTAAATTGTTATATTAAATTGTTATTCTAAATTGTTATATTAAATTGTTATTCTAAATTGTTATATTAAATTGTTAGTATATTTTTTTAAGTTAAAATTCTTGGTGCAATATTCATTGTGATTAATTCTTGAAACATTAATTTACATGCGTATGGTAATTCCACATAAGCAAAATCACTTCTATTATCACACGTTTTACAATGATGAACGTGTGTCACATCATTATACGCCGCAATAAGACCACACCGTTTACAAGTATGTACTCTAAACGCATCAGACGCATCATACATGCGTCCTTTGGTAAAACGTGATGCGCCGTGAGAGCACATACAGTCACGTTCCATTTCTCCAAATCTCAACCCACCATCTTTTGAACGACCTTCTGCTGGTTGCCGTGTTAAATTCACCATTGGTCCAATACTACGACTATGTTGTTTATCAGAAACCATATGTTTCAACCGCTGATAAAAGACTGGTCCAATAAATACTGATGTTTCTATTTGTTCGCCGGTCAGTCCATTATACATGAGTTCATTGCCATTAGATTCATAACCAACCTTTTGTAATTCTTTACAAATCTCTTTTACATCAAATTTACCAAAACTAGTTCCATCACCAAATAAACCAATTTCAATCAATACTTTTCCTAGAACTGTTTCTTTTAATTGTGCAATCGTCATACGAGACGGAATTGCGTGTGGATTAATAATAATATCTGGTCTAACACCTGATGCAGTATAAGGCATATCTTCCTCGGGAATAATATTACCAATGGTCCCTTTCTGTCCATGCCTACTACTAAACTTATCACCAATAATCGGTTTTCTAATCGTTCGAAGACGCACTTTACAAAAGTTATAACCATCTCCATTGCGTTCAATATAGTTTTTATCTATATACGTTTCTTCTGTTGTTCTAAAAATACGACTCTGATCTTCATATTTCATTACTTTTGTATGATCATTGCGTGCTTCTTTAATCGGAACAATTTTAGAAATAATAATATCTCTATTTTCTACTAATGTATTTTCAGGAATAACTCCTTGCGAATTTACTTTATCATAATTCGCAAACTTCATACCCTTTGTTTTGGATGGGTCAGGCTTACATCGTATTTCTTCGTCACCTTGAATTTTTTTGTCTTCATCTTTTTCAGTATGATAAATTGTCGCTTGGAAAAGTCCTCTATCAATTGACCCTTTATTAAATAAAATACTATCTTCTTGATTATAACCAGAATGTGTCATAATTGCCACCACAATTTGACTACCAGATGGAATCTTATTTAATCCAATCATATTCATTATTCGCGTATCTACTAATGGACGCATCGGATAGGTCATCACATATGCGGTTTTATCTAAACGATTATCATAATTTGTTACATACATTCCCATTGCTTGTTTTCCCATAGCACACTGATATGTATTTCTAGGTGACTGGTTGTGTTCTGGAAATTGAATACACGATGCCAAAATGCCAAATATGGTGCTTGGGTGTAATTCACAATGTGTATATTTATATATAATATTTGTTTTTTCTTTTAAAGCAGGAGGATTCATCGCAATCATACTTAAATTCTGTTCAGATGCATCTATATATTCAATAATTGAATCATCGTTTTTACAATCAGTTAATAAATCATCCCAAATTAATTCATTGTTTTTTATTTTATCAATAATATTTTGTTTCAACAACAACTCATTGTTTTTCACTTTAAGGATTGGTCGTGTTAACCTTCCAGCATCATTACATATGCGAATTTCTTTGCGTTTAATGTCGAAAATAATTGAGGTATAAATATTAATAATCCCCTTATATTTTTTCGTTTTCAAAGAATTATATAATTCAAACGGTTCTTCTACATTTCCTAACCACGCACCATTTATAAAAATTTTTACTTTATTATACAACTGTTCTGGGTTAGTTTTAATTGTTTCAATCGGTAATAAATAGGGTTCAACAGATTCATACAAAAGTGTGCTATTTGAAGGAATCGTGACGTGCGTCATATAACTTAAATTTTTTACAACACCAACACTGCCTCCTTCTGGTGTCTCTGCCGGACATAAAAACCCCCATGATGTCGGATGTAATTTACGCGGCGGAATTAGTTTCCCACTCTTATCAATCGGGGTATTAATCCGTCTTAAATGACTTAATGCTGAAATATATGTTAATCTATTTAACACCTGAGCAACTCCAACCTTGTTACTATTTGTTTGTTTCACTCCAAAATCGCCAGTAGATAACGCGCGTTTCATCCCGTTTTCAATAGTGGTTGATTTAATAATTTTGTAGATATTCGTCATATTCACTATTGATTTATAATCATTCGTTGAACGCCACGACCCAGTATTAATTTCACGAATAATTTGTTTTTGCATATCTTTTACCATTTTATTAAAATAATTTCTAAACAAGTTATTTAATAATGTACCAGTCAAATCAATACGTTTATTTAAATATGAGTCTCTGTCTCCTGTAATTTCCAACCCTAAACTTGTTCGGATTAAACAATTTGCCATATAACCCATAAAATATAGTTTTTGATCAGAAGTTTTACAATGAGGAAATAAATCAGTGCTTAAAATTCCCAAAGCAAACTCACGTTTTTTGCGTATCCCGGTTTCTTTATCCATATTCATTGGTGTATACATAACATTATTTGTTACGTGTTTTATAGCACTTTCTTGTTCAGTAATTTTGTTTGCTTCTACAATAGACGCTTGTAAGTTTTTTAAAATCGTTTTATTATTTTCATTTTCATTATTAATATCTAATACAATTATTTTACAAATTTCTTCGTCACTTAATATACCTAACGCGCGAAACACAATAAATAACGGAATAGGGTTTTTTACACGCGGAATTTGTATGGATATTCCATGCCCAAATCCATTATTTCGTGTTTCAATCATCATGGAAATTTGTTTTGGAGAAATACATTTGAAATCAGGAACGGATTTGATTTCTGCTAACCAATCCCATTTCGTATTATTTTTTGAAATATTAAAACACCGAACAAGATTCTCCGCAGCACGCTCTTGTCCAAGACATGTCTTTTCAGACCCGTTAATTATAAAATAACCACCAGAATCCAGATTACATTCGCCGCTTACATTTGGAGAAACGTGTTTATATTGTTCTAAAATACAAATACTGGATTTTAACATAATAGGAATTTTCCCAATATTAATATTTGGCATCATTTTATAAAATGTTTCTTCAGATTCAAGAGAAGCACCATTTCTAACAATATATTTAATATTCATATTAACCGTCATATTTCCAGCATAAGTAAAATTACGGTTACGCGCTTCTTCTGGAAACATAAGTTTAGTTGCTCCATTATTTTCGTGAATTTGAGCACGATAAATATTAAAATTTTCAAATGTAACAAATAATTCTAATCTGTATTTACCTGATTCTTTATCAAAATCTTGTTCTGAACAAATGTGCACTGGATTAAACATACTAATTGTTTTTTGGATTTGATAATTTACAAAATCGTTATAAGATTCTACTTGATGTTTCACTAATTGTTGTAAATGTTTACCTTTAAAATAAGATTCAATTAGTGTCCAAGGTTCTTCACAGTAATCCTGTAAATTATCATTATTGTTTGTAATAATATCATGTTGTCTTTCCGGTTCTAATGGTTCCATATTTATAGGAATAGTTGTAGGCACCGTTTGTTTAATTTTAATATTATTTTTCATTTCAGTTAATAATAGTTTTGACTAAGGTTTTAATAACTATTATAGACTATATTGTATATCAATTTATCTTTAAATTAATTATAATAAAATTTAAAAATAATAATTACATAAAAAAAATTTATTATTTTAAACAATTATTCACATCTATTTTTGCTTTTTTATTTATCTATTTATCTATTTTTTTTCACACAATTTAGTTTCTTCTAAAATTTTTAATTCTTCTTTTCTTTTTTCAATCAATTTAGTATTTAATTCTTGTAAAAATAGCACTTTATTTTTCCATTTTTCATCTCGAACAATAATACACTTTGCGATTCCTCCTCCTAAATTATATTTTGTAGTAATTATAGTGCGTTTGTTCAATGAAACACACGGCACTATCATGCCATATGTTATACTAATTTGTTTAAACTGTGTGTTTGCATAATCACATAATTTTTCAAAATTTTGGTATTCCTCGTGTAAAAATACTGTGTATTTTTTTACACAAAAATTAATACCAAGAGTATTTCTTATATTAATTATATTGCGAAACATGTCAATGCCGACTTCAATCATTAATTCATATATATGTAACAAATCTACATTTTTTTTCCGCATTATATCTTTATGCATGACACGATTCGCTAACTCTTCCTTACTAATTTCTTTCACAATATATTTCACTCTCTCGTTTAAACAATCTTCATTCGCAGTAATTATTCCACGAATCGGAGGAATAATCACATGAAGAATATGATTTATTAATTGATGTAATTTAATCAAATTATTATAAATAATTTCACAGGGAGAAACAAAATTATTTATTAACTCATCATTCAATTCATGAATTCTACATAACCCACCACAAATTATATCCTCTGGATTTCGTGCTACGATACCTGCCCCATTTTCGCGCTGGAACTGATAGAAATGAGGATTATGAATAGTGCCAGTTACGATTTTTCCCGTGTTCCAACTAAACGCTTTATGACACTGCGTGCACCACATCTGATCGCAACCATCAATTTTTGAAATTCGTATTCCACAGCAAGGACACGGTTTTGATTGTTTTCGAATATATTCGGCACTATCGATATTTTCTTTTTTACATTCATGTGTGTCATTTCTTGTTTTTCCAATAAGTTCAAAACATTTCGAACAAGTATGAAATTCACATAATTCGCATTTATATTGAGTGGATAAATACCCACGACAATCTGTATTGGGACAAGACATAATAAAGTTTTTTGTTTCCTTTTTGCTATTATTTTCATTTGACCTGCCATTTTTTAAGATTTCTATTTCATTTGTCATATCATTAATATTATTATTAATTGTTAATTTTTCTTCCCTAAATTGTGCAAACTGTTCTTTAGTAACATCTTTATTTTTAATATAATTTGTGTATATATGACTTTTTAGTTCGTTCAAATAACTTATTAGTTTTTCGATTTGCTTTTGTATTTTTTGAATTTCTTTATACCTTTCAACTGCTACCATTGATTCTGATAACCGACTGATTTGTTGCTGCAAAAGTAAATCTTTTCTATGTTTTTTATAATCTCTTCTCATAAACGAGAGGTTCAATTGTTTAACTAAAAATGTGTCACTCCAACCTTTATTACACTTCATACAATTCGGGTCACTTGTTGTTCCAATTAAATAGTTACGCACACACGCCTTACACGCTTCAAATAAACAATCACTTTGTTCGCAAATGATTTTTCTATGTTTTTGAGAATTATATGTTTCACAACAAATATCACATTCACGAGAGATAATGGATGATGCCATTATATTTATGATTATTTTAGTATTATTAATTTATGTTTAATAAAACTTATGATTATCATATAAATCCATTCAATTTTTCAAGTAAATATCTATATCTATAAAATACTTTTATCAATAACACAACTCTTTGCTAACTTCCTGATTACTTTATTCATATGATCCTTATCTCCACTCATGGTTTGTCCTACAATCTTTAAATATTTATCATTATAGGGCGAATCATAATCTTTGAATGTTGGATGTTTATTCGTCCAATCATTCAGCAATTTAAAATTCTTCTTTTCAATGGTCCTAATGGCATTTTTTAGTTTACTGTGTTCAGCATCCTCCTTTTCCCAGACATCATTATTTTTAACGTACATGATTTCTCTTTTTAGGTCACTACAGTGAAAGGGACGGGAACAAATATCAAGAATATTCATATTACCAAATATGTTATTAAACATGCAATCAGTATAACCCAGTTTTTCCATATTTTCTAAATCTGATAAATTCAATTCGATAGAATTAATAAAATCAGATAAATTCATGGCATCTTTACATTGTTCATTTAAAAAAACTTGAAGATTGAATGTTTTATTATTGGAATTGTTTGTATTAATGTTATTTGAGTTACTTATGTGAGTTGTATTATTCATATTTTTACAAACTTCCATTATTTCTTTTAATGCGTCAGTATTATTTTTAATAATATCTAGTATAATATTTTTCATGTTATTATCATTCACAATACCATTCACATTATTATTCACAATACCATTCACATTATTATTCACATTATTATTCACATTATTATTCACATTATTATTCACATTATTATTCACATTATTATTCACATTATTATTCACATTATTATTCACATTATCATAATCAACAATTATATTTTCGCAAATAATCATATTTTCTTTACATTTTTTTTTATGAGTATAAAGACTTTGTCTAAATGAATATTCTTTATTGCAATTTTTACAAATATACGATTTCGGCGTTTGAATGGCGTTTTTATGTAAGTCATTGTAAGTATTTATATGCTTTGGTGTAGAAATATGTCTCTCCCAACAACTTTGTTTGCTCGTGTTAAACCGACAATTTTTACATTCATATTTTTTGGCGTTTTCGGCGTTTTTATTTGTAAACATATGTAAGTATATTATACTTACATAAAAAACGCCTAAATACTTTATTATTAAAATCATTTTTCAATAATAAAATTTATCATAACAACATTTTTATTAGAAAAATGAAAAACAACCCATTATGGTAACAATCACTTTTTTCACTTTTTTTAGGTTCATTCTTTTTCTCATAATTGGGAAATGGACATTTATAAATGTCCAAAACTCATTTTATAGAATAGTTTAGAACCGAATTCATGACAGTTTCTTTAAGTAGGAAAATCATTAATATCTATTATTATTATTAATTATGTGAATAATCTAAACTAATATTAAAAACATTATATTTTTGTGATAAATGATTAATTATATAAAAATAGTTTATTGAAATGATAATTAAATTTTAATTATCATAAAATTGAATACTTTTCAATTATATTACGTGTCAATAACCATATAACTAAGACAAACGAAACGAAAATGACCAGATACGCTAATATGCGTCGCGTATTCAATGATGAGTTTGATAAGGTAATTATGACATTTATTAATGAAAACTCAAATAAACCTTGGAATTGGACAGCGTTTTCTCGTAATCCCAATATAACATTGAATATCATTGAGAAAAATCCACACAAAGAATGGGATTGGTATAGTCTTTCCAAAAATAAAAATATAACAATGGAGATGATTCTACAAAACCCAGACAAACCTTGGGATTGGGATGGTATTTCTTTAAATAAAAATATCACCATGGAAATGATTAAAAAGCATCCAGATAAACCTTGGAATTGGTCTTTTATTTCTCAAAATCAAAATATAACAATGGATATCATTGAAAATAATCCAGATAAACCTTGGGATTGGTCTGGTATTTCTGAAAATCCAAACCTAACAATAGATTTCATTGAAAAAAATCATCCAGGCAATGAATGGGATTGGTCTTATATTTATCAAAATCAAAAATTAATTGTGGATATCATTGAATCCAATCCAGGCAAAGAGTGGGATTGGTATAGTCTTTCCAAAAATAAAAATATAACAATGGAGATGATCCGAAAAAATCCCGATAAACTTTGGAATTGGAAATGGATTTCCAAAAATCCAAACCTAACCATGGATATCATTGAAAATAATCCAGATAAACCTTGGGATTGGGGTTCTATTTCTAAAAATCCAAATATAACTCTGGATATCATTGAAAATAATCCGGATAAACCTTGGGATTGGATTTCTATTTCTTTAAATCCAAACATCACTATGGATACATTTGAAAATAATCCGGATAAACCTTGGCATTGGTATTTTATTTCTGAAAATCCAAATATAACTATTGATATCATTCAAAAAAACCTATATCACCATTTCGATTGGCGTGGTATTTCTTGCAATCTATTCACAAAAGACAAACAAGTGTTTATGGCGAAAAAATATAGAGAACATATAGCAGCGTTTACAATCCAGCAGTACTATGCTAGAGGAAAATATGTTCCTATTTATGCTTATTGTCGAAAATTACATATGAATTTTTATTGCGAGAACTCAAGTTATGTTGAAGAATAAATTATACCGGTTATCAGGCAAAGGTAAATGCAGAGGTAAGGGCACATGTAAAGGCTGTAAAAAATTGAAATACTTTTCGTGCACACTACAAGTCAATACCCACATAACGATAACGAACGAAACGATAACGAACGAAACGATAACGAACGAAACGAAACGAAAATGAGCAAAACGAAAATGAGCAAAACGAAAATGAACTACTACGCTAATATCCGACGCATATTCGCCGATTATTTTGTTAAGGTAATTATGACATTTATTCATGAAAACTCAAATAAACCTTGGAGTTGGTCAGGGTTTTCTTGTAATCCCAATATAACAATGGATTTCATTAAAAAAAATCCAGACAAGGAATGGGATTGGTCTTTGATTTCTCAAAATAAAAATATCACAATGGAGATGATTGAACAAAACCCAGACAAACCTTGGGACTGGGTTTGTATTTCTTTAAATCCAAACCTAACAATGGAAATGATTGAAAAAAATCCAGACAAGGAATGGGATTGGTCTGGTATTTCTCAAAATAAAAATATAACAATGGATATCATTGAAAATAATCCAGACAAACCTTGGGATTGGG